AAGAAGTAACATTAAAATCTATTCAAAAATTAACAGGAAAATTAGCTCAAAAATTAAGAGCATTCCAAGAAACTGAAGAAGGTCAACAAGAAATGACATCTAAAGATTCAAAATACGTTATTAACTCAGTTTTATCAGCGTTAGATTTAGATTCTATTGATGAAGAAGATAAAGAAGAAATTATTAATAAAATCGAAGGTAATGAAGATGAAGGTATGGGTGATTTTAATCCTGATGAAGAAGGTGGTGAAGAACCTGACTTTGGTGGTGAAGAAGAACCGGTAGCACCTGACGGTGAAATGGGTGAGGGTTATATGTATGATGATGTTGATGATGTTAATCCTGATGATTTAGATTTTGATTTATCTAAATTTGATTTAGATAATGACGATGAAGATGAATTTGAAGAAATTGATTTTAAACCAAGACATCCAAAACGTAGAAGTTTAAATCATCCTGATATTGATTCTAAACACTCAGGTCATCTTGAAGATATGATTGAAGGAATTTTTACAGAATCTAAAGTTGATAAAATCATTGAGGGTTATTTTAATATAGACGAAAAAGAAAAACAATTATTAGAATCTAAAAAAAGACAAGCTAAATTAGTTACTGAAAGTAAAAAAGTTAAAATTAATAAAATCAAACAATTATCTGAAAGTATTTCTCAAGAAGTTGGTGCTAGAAAATTAATGGAAAAATATCCAAACGCTAAATTGGTTGGAAAAACAAACAAACAAAACTTAGTATTTGAAATGAATGACGAACAATTAAGAGTTAATACCAAAGGTCAGATTATATAATGAGTTATTTAATATATGTTAATGAATTAGGTCCTAATTACAAAGGCGATAACATATATGAATTTATTTTCTCGGATAGTTCGGAAGACGTTTGGGGTGAGGCTTGGGAATCAAAACCATCTAATGGTTATCCTCTTCCACCGGACATAGAACACATTAAAAAAGTAGGAGTTTTGAAGAATGACCAAATAACAATGTCAGTAATTCAAAACTCTGACTATTTTTCGATGATAGATTCAATGGATGATATAATCGCATTATGTTGGGAAAACGAAAGTGAAGACGTAGACTTTACCCGTCAAAAAAGATTGGTTTTCAAGTTTGGAGAAACTGAACAATCAGTCAAAGATAAATTATACGAGAGAGATATCGTATTAGTATTTGAAAAAACAGTTGAATATGAACACTAATCAAAAAAAATTGAAACTAGTAAAAGAAGGGATTAAAGCCTCTACTCTAAATAAAATGACTGATAGTCAAGTTGATGTATTGTTCAGTAAATTACAAGAACAAGTTACAACTACAACTAAACAAGTTAAAACAATTACGGTTCCTCAAAATATTGCAAAAAGTACAGGTGCCGACATTGGTAATGTAAATGTTAAAACAGATGAAAATGGAAATGTAGTTGCAACTGAAATGACGGAAGATGACACATTAAATGTGGTTCAAGACCCAGATGCTACTGAAGATGGAATGGGTATGTTTGAAGAAAAAGAAATTGACGAAAAATTTGAATCAAAAAAACAACAAAAACTATTTTTCGCTAAATGTGGCGATGGAAAAACAAAAGAGCAAAAAAAATGGTGTAAAATGGCTGATGAATTCGCAAAAGATACTAACTTTGCCAAACTTCCTGAAAAGAAAATAGAAACAAAAGAGAATTATCAAGATATGATTAGTGGAGCGTTAAATAAAATCGCTCAAGCTAAACTAACTCAAATAAAACCAACTGTTACTATGGGAGAAAGTAAAATTGAAAAAGAAATTATGAGACTCGTAGAAAAACACATTACACCAAAAATGTCTAAAAAAGATTTTAATAATCTTTTAGAAGGTGACACAAAAACTGCTCCGGCAAAACCAAAAGTAAAACCTGGTACAACTCCAAAACACCCATTCAAACCGGACCCAAATAAAAAAGGAGCTCCAAAAGCAATGAAAAAAGAAGTTGGTGAAGGTACTGAAGTTGCTCCGGCAAAACCAAAAGTTAGTCCTGGTACAACACCAAAACATCCTTTTGCTCCGGACCCTAGTAAACAAGGTGCTCCAAAAGCGATTAAAAGAGAATTACCAAGTTTTTTAAAATTTAATCAGTTAGGTCTTAATACAAAATAGTTATGAGTGTAAATTTAAAAATGGAGAAAATTTTGAAAACCAAAGGTGACTTAGATAAAAAATTAGTTAATGAAGGGTTAACAGATAACCAACAGACTATGTTAAACGAAATTAATCGTCGTTTAAATGAGGCTCCTGTTAGTTATGATGGTCCTGAAAGAATGGAACCGGGAATTGAAAACCAAATACAACAAAAAAGAACTCCATATGCGGAACATCCAGCGTTACCTCAAGATGGTGATAGAGATTTTGTGGAAGTAATATCATCTCAACGATTTAAAGACTCTGTAGATAAAGTAAGAAGATTTTTAGGTGATACAACACCAATACAAGGAGATAATCCAATGATGGGACTTATGAGTTCTGTAATGAATAGTTTACAACAAATTAAAAGAGTTGAAGTTCAAAACAAAGAATATCTTGAAAACTTAGCTGTTGATTTGGTTAAAAAAGAATTAGGTATTCCTGAAGGACAATTACAATTTGATGTTGAATTAGTTAATGGTCCAATGGGAGCATCTGAAGGAATGCAAACACAACCTGAACAACCGGATGAAGAAGATGTAGAAGAGGCGTTTAAAGAAAGTGAGGAACACCAAGAAGAAATAGAAGACTTTATGGATTCTATGGAAAAATTCAATTTAGAGAAAGCAAAAAGAAGAATGATTAATTCATTAGTTCAAGGAGCAGCATTTAAAGGTGGACATATGTACACATTAGTTAGTGATGAAATAAATAGATTAAGTCCAAACTTATTAAATTTATACGGTGTAACACAATCACTAATGGAACACTTATATTGGTTATATCCGGATATGGAAAATATGGCCGGTGGTGGTGGTGGTCAAATGGGACAATCAGAATCAGACCCTGAAACTGACCCACCAACAATTAAAGCAAAAGCATTTACCTTCCCGTTATTGGTGCACGAGATAGTTAAAGGTATTTATTCATTATATGGTGACCAAGGATTACCAAACGACCCTGTTCAAAGAAGTATGGTTGTTGGGGCTGAAGATACATTACCAGCAGAAATATGGGATTCAAGATTAGGTCCAATATTTTGGGAAAAATTCAGAGAAGCTTGGCCTGACAAATTATATGAAGATGACCAAAGACACCTTCAACAATATTTATTTATGAAATTGTCTCAATTAGAGGCGAAAGATTTTATGGTATTAGCAAAAGCTATTATAGCCGATAAACCAGAAGCAAAAGAGGTAATAAATAGAATGGTTAACGAAATCGTTGAAATCCTTAAAAAACACGACTACGAATCAAAAATGTCTGATGACAATGATGATGAAGATGAAAGTGAAAATTATGGAGATTACGGATTTGATGACTTAGATGACTTAGATGATATTGATTTATCTGCGTTAGGGTTCTAAAAATTACCGACAACAGTATGTATGTCGAACTTAACAAGAGAACAAGTATTAATAGAATACGTAAAATGTAGTAGAGATATTGAATACGCACTTAAAACGTATTTAGAAACTTATGATAACACCGTTAAAAAATATGTTCCTTTAGAACTTTTTCCGGACCAGTTAACATTACTTAATGACTACGAAGAATACAATGAGAACATAGCATTAAAATATAGACAAGCCGGGGTATCAACAGTTACCGCGGCTTGGATGTCTAAAAAACTTGTATTCGCAAGAAAAGAAACTCCTGAAAAAATATTGATTATTGCCAACAAGTTGGATACATCATTGGAGATGGCTAACAAAATAAAATCCTTTGTTGGACAATGGCCGTCTTGGACAGGTGTGGATTTTGATAAAGCTAAAAATTCCCAAAGACATTATAAATTAACAAATGGATGTGAGGTTAAAGCTGTTGCAACATCTAAAGATGCCTTGCGTGGATTTACACCTACCATACTTGTATTTGATGAGGCGGCGTTTATTGAAGCCGATAGTGACTTTTGGTCTGCCTGTATGGCGTCCCTATCTACGGGGGGTAAAGTAATTGTGGTTTCAACACCTAACGGATATGATGCAATTTACTACGAAATATATGACCAAGCGTTACGTAATATGAATGATTTCAAAATTACGGAAATGTTTTGGTATAGAGACCCTAGATATACAAAAGATTTATATTTTGTTAAAACGGACAACATAATTCATTATCTATTAAATAAAGAAGAATATAACCCTAATGATTTTATTGATTGGGGTAGTAAATCATACGACGCCAGAAACTTTGATGATGTTAAATTATTAATGGCTGACGGATACAAACCTTGTTCATCTTGGTTTGAGGCGATGGTTAAAAAATTAAAATACGATAAACGTAAAGTATCTCAGGAGTTAGAATGTAACTTCTTAGGTTCCGGAGATAACGTATTTGATTCTCTTATGATGCAAAACATTCGTGAAAATCAAATATTAGAACCAACTAACAAATTAATGGGTAACGCTCTTTGGATTTGGAAAGAACCGGTTGTTGGACATAAATACATTATGGGTGTTGACGTTTCTCGTGGGGATT